ACAAAGCTAGAGAAAGATACAGATTCGGTGTATCTGACTACAGAGGTATCTTTGGTGTTGAAGGTGCGTAATACTTAATAAATTTGAGGCGGGACACAATCCCGCCTCATTTCAAAGATAGAAAGCAAAAATGAAAACAAAGAACTTCCTGGTTAAAATCTATGCATATCACTACAAAATGCAGTTAAATATTAACTGCATGGAAGGACCCAAAGATATAGAAAACGCTATAGTTGACAAATTGGGAAAAGGTGATATAAAATGGGAATATCTTGGAGAAATGCACGATCCAAGAATAAATAGAATAACCTATGAGGAGGTTATTGATGGAGGCGATAATGCAACATCTGGAGACCCTTTATACACAGAAGAAGGGACTAGATCTTCAATGGGAGCAGGAGCATCTTAAACAGGGTAAATATACTCTGGATATGGTTAAGATTGACAGAAAAGTCAGAGAAGTAATTAGCCAGATCAAACTTGCAGAAGCAGAAAAAGCTACTGCACAGAACAAGATAGACGATGCGGCTCCTCAAGTTTCTGTAGCTACTTAATAAAAAGCTACATCGTTGGAAAAAACCAATCCACATCACAGGCTCTCTTGCGCTCTAGTAAAAACTAGTGTATAAATTAATTACTATACAATTAATTAGAATGTAGACGCGTATAGTCGACGGCCTAGAGACTACATTCAGAAAACTAGGAGGATATAATTATGGCAAATACTACATTTGATGGTCCGGTAAGATCGAAGAACGGTTTTATCAACATAGGACCAGGAATGACTAAATCACTAACTGCAGACACAAATTTAACTGTGCAAGAACATGCTGGTAGAATTCTGCTTTTAAACGATGCTGATGGTAAGTTTACTTTACCTGCTATCAACACGACTGCAGATTCTGCTGTTGCAGGTCCAGGTAGCGATCCAAACAACTTAAATAACATTGGTGCAAGTTTCTATTTCTTTTTTGAAACAGCAGCTACTGATGTTGATATCAAAACAACAGGTGCAGGTGATTTATTCACAGGTGCTATTTTAATTGGTGTTAACGATGGAGCTAAAAAAGCATTTGTGCCTAATGGTTCATCAAACGATGTTATGACGTTTAATGGTGGTACAAAAGGTGGTGCTGTTGGTTCAGTGGTGAAAGTCACTGCTATCGACACTAACGCTTACCTTGTTCACGATTCTTTAATGATCGGTTCAAGTACAATTGAAACACCATTCGCAGACGCGTAATAAATAATTAATGTGGGCCTTCGGGCCCACATAAAATTTTAAGGAGAAAAATGACAACATTTGCATCTACACAAGACGGCGTAGCCAGCAACGTAACTACTGAAGCTAAAACTATTCAAGTGGGTAGAACTAGAGCTTACGGGATACATTATGTTGGAACAGCGACTGCAGGAACAATAGAATTAAAAGATGGAACAACTTCTAAAGTTAAAATAGATCATGGTGCAGTAGCGGAAAGTAAAACTGTAATTTTCCCTACACCTATTCTATTTAAAACTAATCTTAATTCTGTTTTCACTACAGAGCAGGTTACGAAGTTAACTGTGTTTCATAGTGGCGGAAGCAACTCGTAGGAGGTTTACGTGGCTTTTTCGGGCACAACTACATTCGAGAAATTTCTCTCGATCGATGATATTATAACTGAGTCTTATGAAAGATTAGGATTTTTTGATTACTCTGGTAATGATTTAAGATCAGCTAGACGTTCTTTAAATATAATGTTTCAAGAGTGGGACAATAGAGGTTTGCATTTTTGGGAAGTTGCAAGAACAGCAATCACATTAGAGTCTGGTAAAAACGAATACACATTATTTAGATCACCATCTGATGGAAACGCAAACGGAATAACTACAACTTTAACTTCCGGTATTTCATCTTCTGCTACAACTATACCTGTGGCTTCTACAAAAAATATGAATCCTACAGGTAAAATTAGAATTAACAGTGAAGTAATTACTTACACTTCTATTTCAGGGAATAATATTTTATGTTCAGCTTCTGATCGTGGAGCTGATGGAACCACAGCTGCAGGCCATGCATCTGCAGATGCAGTTACAAATTTTGTTGATATGGTTTCTGATATTCTTGAAGCTAGTTTCAGAAACGAAAGTGATGTGGACACACCATTGTCAAAAATCAACAGATCACAATATCAAGCTTTTTCTAACAAAAGTTCTACAGGTCAACCATCACAATACTTTGTGCAAAGATTTATAGATAAAGTTACAATAACTTTGTATCTAACACCAGGTGATACGCAGGCTGGTAAATTTATTTATTTCTATTACGTAAAAAGAATTCAAGATGCAGGTAAATATACTAACGAAGCAGACGTTGTTAACAGATTTGTACCTTGTATGTGTGCAGGATTAACTTATTATATCTCTATGAAAAAAGCTCCTCAAAGAACTCAAGAGATGAAATTGTATTATGAAGATGAATTACAAAGAGCATTACAAGAAGATGGATCACCAGCGAGTGTTTACATTTCACCTAAAACTTATTATCCGGAGATATAATGGCTAAATACGCAAAAGGGAAATACGCATTAGCAATATCAGATAGAAGTGGTCAAGCATTTCCGTGGAGAGAAATGGTTACTGAATGGAATGGTGCATTTGTTCACGTGTCAGAATACGAACCAAAGCAACCACAATTAGAGCCAAAACCTTTTGTAGCTGACCCACAAGGTTTAGAACAAGCAAGACCTCAAAATTTTCCACCTAATCAAATTGGTGGTGGTAACATGGTAGCTAATTTAACTTTACCTGGAGATTTTGCTTTTGGAGATTTAAGTAATAATAGTATGGTTCCTGAAGATCCAGGAAAAATAAATAGTAGAAGAGAAGCACAAATAAATGTAGGGGAGGTTACAATAAGCATAACATGACGTATACAGAGTTAGTACAAAAAATTAGAGACTATACAGAAGTTGATGCAAATGTTTTAACTTCTACAATTGTCAATGGATTTATTGAAAATGCAGAATTTAGAATTTTAAGAGATGTAGATTCTGATAATAATAGAAGATATGTTTTTGCTAATTTAATAGCAGGAACTAGATTCATAGATACACCTACGGATTTGTTAGTTATTAGATCTGCTCAGATCATAGATTCTGCAGGGGTTGGAGTAGCTAATGATAGAGAATTTTTACAATATAGAGATACAAGTTTTATGTCTGAATTTAATAATTTAGGAACTCAAGGAGTGCCAAAATACTACAGTAACTGGGACGAAACTAGAATAGTAGTAGCTCCTACACCAGACCAAACATACAATATTCAGTTAAATTATATCTTGAAACCAGAAGGATTATCGAGTACAAAAGCTGAAACATACTTAAGTAAGTTTTTTCCCAACGGACTTTTGTATGCATGTCTAGTTGAGGCATATAGTTTTCTAAAGGGGCCAAATGATCTCTTGCAATTATACGAAGGAAAGTATAAACAAGCAGTAGAAGGCTTCTCAATAGAACAAATGGGAAGAAGAAGACGAGATGAATATCAAAGTGGTGTTCCTCGTATAGGTAAATAGGAGAAAATAAACATGGCTATAACACAAGCAATTGCAAACTCTTTTAAAAAACAATTATTAGATGGTGATATGGATTTTACTGCAGCGCCTTCTGGTGATAAATTTAAAATAGCTCTTTATACTTCTTCAGCAACTCTAAACTCAGCTACAACTTCTTTGTTAACTAGCGCACCTACTAATGAGGTTCCAAACTCTGGACAATATACTGCAGGTGGTGGGGCTCTAACTAACTTAGCAACTTCATTAACAGCTGGTGTGGCAAGAGTAGACTTCGCGGACAGATCGTTCACTGGAGTTACTATTACTGCTAGAGGAGCATTAATCTACAACACATCGTTCTCTAACGCGGCGGTGGCAGTTTTAGATTTTGGAGCAGATAAAACAGCTACATCTGGAGTTTTCACAATTCAGTTTCCGGCTAATACATCAACCGCAGCGATTTTAAGAATCTCTGGTTAAGTAGGAGGTAAACTCCTATGGCAGGTTGGTCACAAAATACCTGGAACACAGGATCCTGGGGAACAGGAGTCGATAATGACGTTTCTGTTACAGGGATAGCTGCAGCTTTTGGAATAGGTATAGTATCCACTGACCAAACTGTAGAACAAGGTTGGGGCAGAGATGCTTGGGGCCAAAGATCTTGGGGTAATCCTAGTCAAATTGTAACTCCTGTTACACCTGAAGACGCCATGACAGTGGCGTTAAACTCTGTTACAATCGATGCAGAAATAAATGCAGGTTGGGGTGGAAAAAACTGGGGAGATAATTCTTGGGGCGTTGCATCTAACGTTAATCCATCTGAGTTAGTTAATGCTTTAACAGCAGCATTAGGTAACGAAACTATTATAATCGATACATCAACTGGTCCATCTACAAATAATAATCAACTTCTTACAACAACACTTAACGGTGTAACAATCGATATTCAAACAAAAGTATTTCCAAGTGGTTTCCCACTAACCGGAGCTTTAGGAACAGCAGATGCTGGTCCCGATGCAATGGCTACTGGTAATGCAATGTCTATGGGTCTTGGAACTCTAGAAGCATTTAACCAAACAGGTTGGGGTAGACAACAATGGAATGTAAACGCATGGGGCGTTGAAGGTCAGTTTGCAAACGTTGATGTAACAGGTATTTCAATGACAGCTGCTGCTGGCACATTAGGTGCAACGGGTACAGCATCTTTAACTCTTAACACTTTAAATGTAGCACAAGCAACTTTAGGAAATTTAGATCCTGCACCAGATGCGAACGCACTTGGTCAACAAATGACAGCAACTGTAGGAACTGCTTTAGGTCTAGCTGGAGCAGGTGCATCTCCTACAGGAATAGCATTAACTGCAGGTTTAGGAACAGTTACAGCGGTACCTAGTCAAGAAGTAGCGGTAACTGGTTTACCTTTAAATAATCAACTATCTTCAGCATTTAATATTAATATTCATGTTGATATACAAGTTACAGGTTTAAGCTTGACTATAAACCAAGGATCTGGTAATGCTCTGATCTGGAACGAAGTCGATACAGGTTCAGCGCCTATAACACCTCCAGGATGGCGAGAGGTGGCTGCATAAAGAGTTTGACACAAACTCAATATTTTAATAAAATGAACACACAAGGAATAAAATATGGCGAATTCAACATCTGCTAACCTAAAGCTTACAGTACAAGCAACCGGTGAAAACTCGGGAACTTGGGGTCAAATTACAAACACAAACTTATTAATTTTAGAACAAGCTATTGGTGGTTTTACAACATTTAATTTAACCAATGCTAACAGAACTTTAACATTTACTAATGGTGCAGTTTCAAATGGTAAAAACGATGTTATTAAATTAACAGGAACTTTAGCTGGAACTAGAACAGTCAGCATTCCAGATGGAATTGAAAAAGTTTACAATGTTCAAAACGCATGTGATCATGCAGGAAATACTTTAACTTTTAAAACAGCATCAGGCACAGGTGTGCTTTTATGTGAAGGTAATAACTACGTATTATATTCTGATGGTACAAACGTTGTAAAATTATCTGAGCAAAGAAATTGGAGAGCAGTATCAGCAGCAGAAACAGTTCAAGCTGGAGCTCAACTTTTAGTAAATACAAATGGTGGCGCAGTAACAATTACGCTACCTGCCTCGCCAAGCACTGGGGATACGGTATCTTTCGTAGACCAAGGATATGATTTTAATACTAACGCACTTACTATTGGTAGAAATGGTTCTAACATAGCAAATAGTGCATCTGACCTTGTTGTTAATACACAAGGTGCAGGACTTGAATTAGTATATTCAGGTGACGCTACAACAGGGTGGACTTACACGGAGAAATAAGAATGGCTACAAACGCAACATGGAGTGTAATTTTTGATGATAAGACAATAGTTAAACAAGCAGGAGATGCTGCTGGTACTTTTTATGTTATCGATGATGATGATACGTTTTGGAATCAATCAAAATTTTCTAATATTTGGGCAGTTCAGTATGGAACATCAGTTACAAGTGATGAAGTAGAATATAGAGATACTACTCCCCATTCAAGTTGGGCGGATGCTAATTTAGGAAATTTTCAAGATTTTATCGATAAATGGGATTCAGCTCATCTTTTAAATCTTCAATCAGCTTGGGACGATAATAACGTCGAAGGCGAAACATCAGAGGAGAAAATAGAAAGACTAGGAGCTAGACCAACTTCATATAGTTCTTAGTTTTTTTTGTAAAAGAATGTCAAATTACGAAGCTACAAGATACGATTATGATGGATCTAATATAACTGGAATAGAGGGTATTCCAACTGCAACTATTGTTCCATGGTCAGACTCTTCAGTTCCATCAGGTTTCTTAGAGTGTAATGGTGCAGCTGTTTCTAGATCAACATACTCTGCATTATTTGCAATCGTAGGTACAACTTATGGTGCAGGTGATGGTTCATCAACTTTTAACGTTCCAGATTTACAAGATAATTTACCAGTAGGTAAATCAAACTCTAAAGCATTAGGATCAACTGGAGGAGCAAACACAGTTTCTTCATCTGGAAACGTTGGAGGAACAACAGCTAACGCAACATTAACTACATCTCAAATAGCAGGTCACAGTCACCCTGCTACAGTAGGTTCACCAGGAGTGGAAAATAGTGCTGAAATGCCTTATAATAATAAATTCCAAAACCCTGGACCGACAGGAAGCACTGGAGGCGGAGGAGGACACTCTCATAATATGAGTGCTAATTTTACTGGTGACGCAACTTCGGTAATTCAACCATACTTAGCAGTAATTTATATAATTAAAACTTAAGGAGAATATGTCAAACTACGAAGCAACTAAATATAATTTTAACGCAGGGAACCTAACAGGTATCGAGGGTATTCCGACAGCTACGATAGTTCCATGGACAGACTCTTCTATACCAAGTGGTTTTTTAGAATGTAATGGTGCGGCAGTTTCAAGAACAACTTATTCTGCTCTTTTTGCAATAGTTGGAACAACTTACGGAGCAGGAGATGGGTCTTCAACTTTTAACGTTCCAGATATTTCGGATAAAACTGCAATTGGTAAATCTGGAACAAAAGCATTAGCTTCAACAGGGGGAGCAGAAAACGTAGCATCAACTGGAAATATCGCTGGTTCAACAGGTGCACACGCTCTAACTACTCCAGAAATGGCTTCACATTCTCACCCGCAAGGAGGTGGCTCAATAAATTCCCCAGGTAATACACCTCCAGGGCCTAAATCAGGCGCTAACCCTTCAAACACTGGAAGCACTGGAGGCGGCGATACACACTCTCACAACATGAGTGCTACATTTACTGGAGATTCTACTTCAGTGGTTCAACCTTATTTAACTTTAATTTATATAATAAAAACTTAGGAAAATATGTCAAACTACGAAGCAACTAAATATAATTTTAATGGAGCAGATTTAACAGGTATTGAAGGAATTCCAACAGCGACAATAATTGAATGGTCTGATTCTTCTATTCCAAGTGGTTTTTTAGAATGTGATGGAAGCGCAGTCTCAAGAACAACTTATTCTGCATTGTTTGCTATTATAGGCACTACGTATGGGACTGGAGATGGGTCTTCAACTTTTAATTTACCGGATCTTCAAGATAAAGTAATTATAGGAAAATCAAATAACAAAACATTGGGATCAACGGGTGGTGCTAACGCTACAGCTAATGCAGGTAATGTAGGTGGTTCGACTGCTAATGCAACAATATCAACTCCACAACTTCCGCCTCACAGTCACCCAGGTAATACTTCGAGTGGAAGTGGTAATGTATCTGGCCCTTCAAACCGAACTACAACTTCAGGAAATTCGGGAAACACAGGTGGTAGTGGAGCGCACTCTCACAACATGAGTGCTACATTTACTGGAGATTCTACTTCAGTGGTTCAACCTTATTTAACAATAATTTATATAATTAAAACTTAAATTCTTGGGCTTGATAACATCCAAGAAGTAAGAATATATTTTTCACCTTTTAATGGTGGATTACCTCTATGAATATATGGAAAACTTGCTGGCCAGATAACTATTCTACCTTTTTTTGGTTTAACCCTTTTTGAAAAATGTAAGAATTCAGTTTCTCCTCCCTCTTCAAGATCATTTAAATAAATTGTAAAAACCAAAACTCTTGGCTCATGGTAAAACCCTTTGTGATGTTCAATATGCCAGATATGATATCCCTCAGTGGGTAAAGTTTTTTGAATTTTTAAAGAAGTATAAAAAAATTCTTTATATTCATTTATGATACCTGTATTTTGAACATAATGCTTTAAAGCTAAATCAAAATTAACCATCATTGGTTTTAATTCTTCCCACCAAATATCGATGTTTTCGGGATTACAAAAAAATTGTTTGTCTTTTTTTTCACTAACAGGAGCCTGTTCAGTATACAGCCTATCAAAAACTTTATTAAATTTATTTTGTTGATTAAAAACTTCAATAGCTTTGTCACATTCTTTTTCGGGAATGTAATTATCGTAAGTCCCAATAAAATCTTTAATATTAACTGTTTTTTCTTTAACCATATTTTAATTTATAATTAACACTTATTCTCCAATAAGCAATATTTAAATTAGGGCCTTTGCCATCGTGAATTTTGTTACTATCAAATATCACAAAACGACCTGGTTTAAATTCAATTTTTTCATTTTCAACTTGTAAATTTCCTCCCCATTCTTTTGCCCAAATAGGTGTTAAAAATCCTACTATGCTTGTCAAATGAGTTTCCTGATCATCTCTATGAAATTCTGTATAAGACATATTATTTTTTGCGCCTAAATGTATTCTTTCTATATTGTTAGGTAAAGTATATTTATATTTTTCAAAAAAATTTTTATTTATGTTTTCAAATAAAGATACAAAATATCCATCCCAAAATTGATTATAAACAATGTTTTCATGTCTGATAGTCATACCTGGAAACGTCCCGTAATCTTGACCAGGTAAGGAACTTCGTGATAAATCCCAATTATTACTATTTATAAGTCTTTTATATAAATTGAATAAATCTTTATCTAATAAAATGTTATCAAGAATTTTCATTTTGATTTATTAATTTTTCAATTAATTTAACATCTCCTTTATCGTGTGTTTTTCCAAGTCTTTTTACAATTTTATCATGTTTATGATGAGCAAAAAAACCATTTTGGTCGACATAGTGTAAAAACAATTGAGCAAATCCATCTCCTTCATAAGTGCCTTCTCTTGAGTGTTTATCTTCTATTCCTAAATAAATAACACCCTGTCCCGAATCAACATTTATTTTTTTATCATTTATGGTTAATGGCCAATCTTTTGTTTTGTAAATATTTACAGTTACACTTATTTCACAAGAGGGTCTATCTCTATGTGGGTGTAGAGCAGATCCATAGGGATACCATCTCCAATATGCATAAGTAGGAAATAGTTTTAATTCAGTTTCCTTTTCTATTAAAGACATTTTAGATTCTAGAATTGTATGCATAAGATCGTCATCTTCATAATCTAAGCAATATGGTGCTGCTGTTGTATCACTTCCAAGAATATTAGCACTCGATAAATTATTTAATTTATAAGAAGCATACTTACGAAGTAAATTTAATTCTTCCTTATTTAAAAAATTTTCTATTAACTTATATCTAAAATCTTTTCTTATTCTAGCCATGCTACGATACTATATCTTTCTCCCTCTGTAACTGGTTCAATTTTATGTGGATACAAAAAATTTGATGGAAATATAACAACACTTCCTTGTTTTAGAGAAATTCTTTTTACTTCATTTCTTTTTTGATCACCAAAAATTAAATCTCCACCTTTATAACCATCGTTTAAATTTATAATTATACTTAAATTTCTATAAGCCATATCATAAGTGTCAACATGAAAACCATAATGTCCCCCTCCAGAATATTTAAGTAAGTCAATTTGATTTAATGTATATGAATCTAATTGAGGAAATTTTACTTTATAATTAATATAAAATTTTTTTATCTCATTATGTATGAGTTGAAAATAAATTTTATCACCAACATTAGTATTTGTTAAAATATGTCCTTTAACTTTTCTATAACTGTCATTCCCATCTGCAGTAACTAATGCTTCTAAATTTTTTTTATTAATGTATTTCATTACCATATTACAAAATTTTTTATTTACAAAACTTTGTAAAACCATTATTGCTTCTTCAACTTTCATTCTTTTTTTATATCATTTTAAAATAAAAAATCAAACCAATACTTACCTCATAAACATTTGTATAGATATTCGAGGAATTTTAGTTCCGATAATTGTGTTAACTTTATGAATTACTGGAGATTTTATAAGTATTAATGAATTGGGTGTTGGAGGTATCCATCCATGACTATTTTCATCTTTAAACATAAACTCTCCTCCCCATTTACTTGACCATCTATTATTAAGATAAAGAGTTGCTCCGTATTTAACATTAGTATCATCGTGCCAATTTATTCCAGAACCTTTTTTCATATAATAAAGCAAAGTGGATATATTACTGACTTTACTTTTTAAAAATTGATTATGTCTCACAAGTGTTGAGACACGGTCAAATAAATAATTATTTTTAATTTTAGTTATTTGTGGAGGAACCAAATTTTCATGTAATACTTTTTGCCAAAATCCTTCACATGAATCAAATTTAATTTCTCTTCTTTCTTTAATAACTCGTTCATGAATTAATTTAAAAAGATTTGATGGTAAAAAATTTTGTATCCACCATAATTTGCCAGGTATTGTATAAGCTAATCTCATAATTAAATTATCTTTATTACTGCTTGTCTAGTGCCAAACATTAAATATTTATATTTAATTTTATGTTTTTTTACAAATTTTTTCCATGCTTTAAACTCACCATGTTGCCATCCAATATAACTATGATATTGATCAAAAAGAATTATACTACCTTTAACAAATCTTTTAGGTCCTAGAATTTCAAGAACCTCTTTTGTCGATTCATAGGTATCTACATCCATGTGTATAAAAGAAATTTTTTTATTATTACTTAATAAAAATTTTGGAAGCGTATTTTTAATCCATCCTTTAATTAATTTAACATTTTTATTAACAGTAGGTAATTGTCCTTTTAGATCAAAGTCTCCTTTACAAAAATATCCACCAAGCCAATCTTCTTGAAAACCTTCAAAACTGTCAAAACCATAAAATGTTTTTTCAGGTAAAGAGTTTGAATAAAAATTTATGCTTTCTCCTTTATAGACACCAAACTCTAAATATAAACCATCACCTTTTACATTTTTTAAAACCACCATTCCCCAACCACCATCAGCTATAACTGACTCTTTAATAAATCGTTTTATATATTTGGCTGAGTCTTTCGCTGCTTCTTCATAAAGAATATCAAAAGCTTCTCTGTTTACTAAAGTTCTACTTCTCATCACCTGCATTTTAAGGTTTTAAATAATTAGATCTTATAATTAAAGGTCTATATCTTTCAATTATTTTAAAATTAATATCTATAGTATCTGGCTGTTTTCTAGAGTCAAGTAGATATAATCCACAATTTGTAAGCTTAGGATGGTTTAAAGGAGCTCCTGAGTTTATGACAATGTCAAATTTATTGTCTTTAAAATCTGTCTGTATTAAATTAATTTTACGATTAAATTTTTTGTTAATTTTTTCTAAAAAATCGTTGTATAAATTGTTAATGGACAATTGTTCTAAGGTGTCATAATTAAAACATGCAATATTTATTTTGTCTAAAAATACAGATAAAATTCCAAAACCACATCCATTATCAATTATTCTCTTATCTTTAAAAAAATCGTAGTTTTTTAATATAAAATCCAAAACTGCATAAAGTGGTGGGTAAAGTAAACAGTTGAAATAAAGGACATCTTTTCTACTTATACTATCCTGCTCCCATCTTCTTCTATATAAACCTTGATTAGTAAAGTAATTATTAGATTTTTCTCCCACATGATCTACGTATAAATCTGATATTTGTCTTAACCAATCTTTATCAAAAGTGTCTTTAAGTAAATTAAAATTTATTTCTTTATACATTTTATTTTATATGTATATATATACATTATGCTACAAAAATTAAAATTCAAGGCTGGATTTAACAAACAAGACACAGAATCAGGGGCAGAGGGTCAATGGACAGATGGTGATTTTGTCAGATTTAGATATGGATTGCCTGAAAAAATAGGTGGTTGGCTACAATTAACTTCAGGGCAAAAGACTTTGCCAGGAGTTGCTAGAGCTCAACACGCCTTTGCAAGTTTTGATGGAGAAAAATATGCTGCCATTGGTACATCTGAAGGTCTATTTTTATATTATGGTGGTGATTTTTTTGATATCACACCTTTAGATACAGCGATCACAGGAGGAACATTAACAACGGTCAATGGATCTAGAACTGTAACTATTAATAAAGGTTCACATGGTCTAGCTGTTGGAAGATACGTAACTCTCTCATCAGTTTCTGTTACAGGAGATTCGGATTTTACAGCAGCTGAACTAGAACAAGTTTATGAAATATTAACTGTTCCTGATATAGATAAATTTACAGTGCAAGCATCTCGTGCTGAAGGAGGAACTGGTATGACAGCAGCAGGATCTGTAACTGTTAATCCTTATGTTATCGTGGGACCAAGAACGCAAACAACAGGTTTTGGTTGGAGTACGTCAACATGGGGCGCGAGCACTTGGAACACACCTAGAGGCACAAGCACAGTAACTCTAGATCCAGGAAACTGGAGCCTTGATAACTTTGGTCAAGTTTTGGTTGCAACTATTTTTGATGGAGAAACTTTTACTTGGGATGCAGGTGCGTCTAATCCTAGAGCTCAAAGAGCGTCCAAGACAACAACTAATTTTCAAACTACAAATAATCCTGGAGCCACTAGATTTACACTAACTTCAGATAGAGATAGACACTTATTTCACTTTGGAACTGAAACAACTATTGGTGACACTACAACACAAGATCCAATGTTTGTAAGATTTTCTGATCAAGAAAATTTAAATCTATACACACCAACAGCTACTAACACAGCAGGTACATTTAGACTAGATACAGGTAACGAAATTAGAGCAGCACTTCAAGGTAAAGATTATGTGTTTGTCATAACTGATCTTGCAGCTTATGTTATACAATTTGTTGGTCCACCATTTACATTTAGTGTTAGACAAGTTGGTACGAATTGTGGATGCATTGGTCAACACGCAGCGGTTTTTATTAATGGTGCTGTATATTGGATGGGAGCCGAAGGTGGATTTTTTGTTTTTGACGGAACTGTTAAATCGTTACCATCACTTGTGGAGGATTTTGTATTCTCAACAGATGGAACTAATTTAGGATTAAACTTTAATTCTAGAGATATTGTATACGCAGGTGCAAATAATTTATATACAGAAGTAAATTGGTTTTATCCAAAGTCAGGATCAGAACAGATTGATAGATGTGTAACTTATAATTATCAAGAAAACATATGGACTACATCGTCTTTAGATAGAACTACATATTCAGATCAAGGAGTATTTGATGCCCCTTACGCAACCGATTATGAAGCCACATCTACACCTGTATTTCCTAGCATATTAGGAATAACCAACACTGCTGGTGCAAGTATTTACTATGAACACGAAGAAGGAACGGACCAAGTTAATAGTTCAGGTACGACAGCTATACCAGCATTTATAAGATCAGGAGATTGGGATATTACATCTAGACGAAGCGCCTTGGGTCAAGCAACAGGGGTTGTAGATTACAGAGGTGATGGTGAATTTTTTATGGCTGTAAGAAGATTCATTCCTGATTTTAAATATCAAACAGGTAATGCTAAAGTAACTATATTTGTTAGTGCTTATCCTGATGACGTAGCTGTAAGCTCACCATTAGGTCCCTTTACAATAACATCGACCACTGATAAAGTTGATACTAGAGCTCGAGGAAGATTAGTATCAATTAAAATAGAAAATGATTCTACGGGTGAGTCATGGAGATACGGAACTTTTAGACTGGATGCACAACCGGACGGTAGAAGATAATGATAGATATAGGAGACATACGTAGATTTGAACAAGTTTTAAGAGATAGACAGTTTGCTCCTCAAAATCTTGGTATCATGAACACCAATCAAGCTGCTATGTTTTCAGATGATGCGGGTCTTGATGAAGAATATTATGAAAATTTTGCAGAGGTGGCTCAACCGGGTTTTAATTTAGGTTTTGCAAAACAATTAGGCTCAGGTCTTTTAGGTTTAGTTACTCAAAATCCTCTCGCTGGTCTTATAGGTAGAGGCATAACTGCCTTAGGAGGCAGATTTGGTAGTCCAGGAGTACGAGGAGGTGTTAGCTTAAGAGGTGATTCAATGTTCGATACTTTTGGAAGATCAACGAGTTTTGCAGACTTTGCACAAAGAGTGAGAGACAAAAGAGCTAGAGAAGCAGCTGCAGCAAGAGGATCTGTTAAAGATCTTCAAGGTAGAATTGATAGAGGAGATTTTGATGGTGGTGGTAAAGATGATGCTCCAGGTGGCGCAGCTTCTAATCAAGATGCATCCAGAGGAGGACAGTACGAAAGATAATGGCTAAGATAACTAATTACATACCAGAACCAAAACCAGAATACGATGCAGAAAATCAAAGACAAATATTAGAGTCCTTGACTACTTTACAAAATCAGTTAAATTTTTCTTTTCAACAAGATTTAAAAAACGAACAGGACGCATTTAATTACTTTTTATCATGAGTATAAATTATAAAAACGCGAGTGTCATATTAGCTACTACAAATATGACCACAGTTTTAAGCATACCAGTTACAGCCGTAGCAATTGTAAAATCTGTATACATATCTAATAATAGCACAGGAGCTGTGAAGGTTAATTGTGATCTTAGAGATAGCTCAGCTAGCACAGATATAGAATTTTTTAGAAAAGACATACCAGCAACGAGTAGTGTAAATGCAACTGAACAAGGCTTGAATTTAGAAGTAGGAGATGCTATAAAAGCTCAAGCAGAAACTGCAAATAAACTAGAAGTAGTTGTCAGTTATGCTTTAATAAATAGAGAGAATGAAAACGGATAATTTACCAAAGATCGATTGTACAACTATAGTAACATATAGAAATACAAAGACTGGAGAAACATATAAAGAAAAGAAAGAAGGACCTGATATTGTCCAAGATATTACAGTGCAGGTTACTAATAAAGGTCTAGAAGTATTTCAGAAAGTAATGAATGACACAAAAAAACCAAAACCCTAAGGGCGGAACAGAATTACAATTCGACTATTTAAGAAAACATGTCGATAAAAATTTATTAGATCAAGTACAAATTTGTACTTCGGTCCCAGAAAAGATACCATTACATCCCACAAAACCAAATATACTTTGGCAAAAAAATTCTTATGATCAGCCTAACTTAGCTCCCTGGTTTAGTAATCCGGCTAATCATAATAAATACGACTGGTATGTTTTTAATTCACATTGGTGTTATGAAAAATATAGATATCATTTTAATATACCCACTAATAGATGTGTAGTTATTAAAAATGGTATTGATAAGATAGAACAGTCTAGACCTTATCAAGAAGGTCAACCTATAAAGATAATACATCAAAATACACCTTGGCGTGGTTTATCTATATTGTTAGGTGCAATGCAATTGGTAAAAAATCCTTTGGTTACTTTAGACGTGTATTCATCTACAGAAGTTTATGGTAAAGAATTTTACGATCGAAATGATCATGAGTACAAAGAGCTTTACGAACAAGCTAAAGCATTACCAAATGTAAATTATATCGGATACAAGTCTAATCAATACATAAAAGATAATTTAAAAAATTATCACATGTATGCTTATCCTAGTATTTTTGAAGAAACGTTTTGCATATCTTTACTTGAGTGTATGGCTGCAGGTTTATATTGTATTGTAAATGATTTTGGTGCTTTATATGAAACAGGTGCTGAGTTTCCTATGTATATTCCCTATGATGCTAATCATAGAGCTATGGCACAAAAGTTTGGTTTTGGTATAGAACAAGCATCACATACATTACATCAAAAACAAATACATGATCATTTAGGTTCTCAATCTAGATACGCACATATTTATTACAATTGGAATAAGATTGCTATGCAATGGACAACATTTTTGAAAGGAGTTATTAGTGCAAGACAATCCAAATAAACCTATCTGGTTTAACAAAGACACCTATCAAACTATTCAACAATCTAACACACGTTCAGAAGTAATAGATTTATCAGATCCACCTGATAGATCTCCACATAAAATTATGGTGTGCACTCCTTGTCATAGTGATACTTCAATGCACTACACTCAAGCCGTTCTAAAGTTTCAACAAGAATGTTTTTTAAGAAAAATATTAGTTAGTTTTACTTTATTAAAATCTTCTTTAGTTACACAAGGTAGAAATCTATGCGTGGCTGAAATGT